GTTGACCAAACATACCAGAACGCATAATATAATTTTCTCTGTTACTATCATCAAAAGACATAGTAGGTCTATTCATCATAGTAAAAGGATTAGCTGGTTCAGATTGCTGTGCTTGACCTCTTGGTCTTCGTATTCTTGTTATTGCCACTATGAGCTACCTCCAAATATATCTGGTAGTTTGTTGACTTTGATTGCCACGTCTTTCACTATATCTTCTTTTTTTGTGCTAGTTTCAGGGTCATTGACATCATCATCTGCTTCTTTTTCATCGGCATAGACTTTCCCTGTTGTCGCGTGTTTGATAGTAGTAGTTGTATCTACATCTATCACAGGAATTGTTCTTCCTGCAACCACGGTAATATCGTCTTTTATAGCCATTTTCTCTCCTTATTGCAATAATTAACTTATCTCTAACACACTAAGAACAACATGTAAATCATTAGCGTTTTCTGCCTGTATTTTGATTATCTCTGACTCTTTTGCAACCAAAGGTGCAAGAGAACTAGTAGAAGAATCGGCAGAAACCTGGCTAGAATTACCTGCAGCCAAAAGCTCTTGTGTTGTTTTACTTTCTATATCTCTACTTAATTGTAAAGTATAGCTTGTGTCACCAGTATCTACTAAATACAAAGATACTTCACAGTTGTTGGAAGTGTCAACATTAGCCACACGCACAGACTTTATTATAGCTGTTGTTTGTGCAGGAACTGTGTACAATGTTGTTAAATTTGTATTTGATAAAACTGCTTTATAATTTGTATATACGTTTGCCATTACGATAGAAACCAAGTTATGGCTTCAGATTCATCCCTAAGTGGCTCTGAAGTATACGTGTTATTTAATGCAAATACCAACTGTTCCAACGTTTGCACCATTTGTGCCATTTGTGATTGATCATATTCTTCTCTTGCCTGTGGTATTATAGGTATTGTTATTTTAGTCATTATCCACCTCTCATACCATCTGGTTTAGCATCAAATCTAAGTGTGCCATATCGCCATTTATCATCAACAGCATCACTAGATACGCGAAGTGCAAGTTGTCTACCTCGTATACGAGTATCTTTTTTGTTTGTAGATGTTGTAACGGTAAAAGGCCCGTGTGATTTTTGTGTTGTTGAAGGATAAGGTCTTGATTTAAGTGTTATATCTACTTCACCTATTTGATTTTTAAAGTCAGGTATAAATCTTGATATAGACATAAAGTTATCACCATCTGCTATATCAATATCTCCTGATTCTATGTGACAGTTCATTGCTGCACCGTCATCATTCACACCCTCTTCATGTAAATAAACAAATGTTCTACCTTCTTTTACACCTGTAATTGTAGATATGGTTGCAGTTGTATCACTTGCCTCAAACTCTGCTGCGTATGGATTTGAATACACACCACGATCTGCCCAAGAGCTACGTGCTAATGTTCCTATGTACCAAATATTTTCTGCATAATTATACGTTACGTTTCTGTCTATTTGTAAAGAATTTTTAGACGGATAAAACCATATTACTTCATTAAAATCAGAATTAACTGCACAGAACACATCACCTAATGCGTTGTTATTAATATCATCAAATACGTAATCTTGCACACTGCATGGTATTTTTTTAACTGCACCATCGAATAAAAAGAAAGAATCATTGCCCATCCAATAAGCAATACCGTTTACGTCCACTGCAGATTTAATACCAACAGCTCCACAATTTGTACCTAATTGTCTAAATCCAAAAGTAAAAGGTGGGCCAATAAATTGCATTTGATATAAAGCAGTGTCTGTGTAAACTAATATTACACCTCTAGATCTAACAGCTGCATTTATTTGATTACCATCTGTAAGTCTTTGTGAACCTGCCGTGTTTGTCGCTGTTGGTGTCCACGTTGCTGGATCTTCTTGATCTGAAAAACGTATAAACATATTGTCTTGAGTGGTTGCTGTACCTATGGTTGTTTCTGTTCCAAAACAAATTACGTGTCTATCATCACCAGATACTAACATAAATCTAGATTTAGTAGGTGCACCACTGACATTTGTTCTTGCTGCTAAATTACTTGATAACCCACTTGAAGTATCCCAATAGTAAAGACTACCGTTAAACTGTTGTGCCAATACATCTTCACCCCAGCCATCCAAAGACCATTTACCTGATTGTAGTAAAACACCGTCAGCACCTGTAAGACCCTCACGAGATGTGTCCCATGTTGATGCATTCCAAGTACCAGCACCCCATCCATATCCATATATAGACGTAGGTAGACCAGTGTTTATTTGATAAGTAGCGTTTGCTGTAGCACCAGTTGCATCAGAAGATGCTGCTGCTTTTGCAATTATGGTGTAAGTATTACCAGTAGGAACTGTTTGTATCTCAAACTCACCTTGTAAATTTGCTGCTGATATACCACCGACAGCGCCACTTACACTGGCAATTGTAACAAAGTCACCTATCAATGCACCGTGACTAGAATCGGTTACGATTACAGAAGTAGATCCGTTTTCTGTTTCAAACTGTGTTATGTTACCTGTGCCTGTTGAACGTGTTGGCGTAATGTCAGCATAACTACCTTCTGAGTATGCATACAATTTTTTGTTTGTGCCATACACTGCATAATTTACACCTTTAAGATCTGAATAAGTTAAAATAGCGCGTGTTGCGCCAAGTAAAGCATCGCTTGTTACTTTTTCCCAACCACCTATTTTTTCTGGTTGACCATAACGAAAACGAATATTATCACCGTCCACCCATCTACCTTCTGCACCGTATTCGGTGTTTTGTTTATCTATGCCTGGGGCAATCTGTAATTTAGTTAGTGGCATAGAATGGTATCCAGTAATCTGTGCCGTTTATGTTGACACGAATATGACCTGTTAGCGATCCTACACTTGTATCTGTGGTAATACTTTTTGTTTGATCCGAAGCACTAGTGCCATCAAATCTTATGAACTCTTGATCAGTATCATCTTGATCTAAAGTTAAACAAGCTATTGCCGCTGAAGTGCTAGCTTGATTTATTGTTACAAGTGCACTTGTTGGAGATGATGTGCCAAAACCTATTTTGTCAGCAGAACCATCAGCAAAGAAAGCGTGCGTTAAAGTATCTGTCTCTATTCTAAAATCAAGAGCAGCACCAGAATCGTTAAATGTAAAGCTGCCTCCATCAAAGTCAATGTTACCAGTTGCTTTAACACCACCTACAACATCTAATTCTGTAGAGGGTGAGTTTGTTTTTATACCAACACGGTCATTACCAGCATCAGTAAAAAATAAGTTTGCATCACCATTACCTTCAATTCTAAAATCTAAATCAGCAGATGATTCATTAAATACAAAAGTACCACCATCAAGTGATGTGTTACCTGTTACATCTAATGTTCCGTTTGCTTTTATGTTACCAGCATCAGCTAAGACGTCAAACATAGTAGAACCATCAGAATACAAAATGTGTTTTGCACCTTGTACAAGATTGACAGCAGTTCCGCCTGCTGGTTTAAATCCTAGTGTGTTACCACCATGTGTGGTTGCATCATCAACAATATACCATGTTTCCACAGCTTCTGTCTGCATGGTTGTGTTACCTGATAATGTGCCTGTTAATTTAATTATGGCGTTACTTTGTTCGTCAGTTGTAGATCCGTCAGTAGCAACCAATGAATCCGTTGTGCTTGCAATAGCAATGGACACATAACCTTTAATTGCTGATTCTAATTTTTGTAAATTATTATTTGTTTTAGTACCCCAGGATCCTGAATTTTCACCGGTTGCTTGTAATTCTAAATTTAATGAACTTGAAAATGTTGATGCCATCTTGTCTCCTTAATCCGTTGATCCTGGTTCTACGTCTGTATATGTTGCTGTCATACTATCATCTATTTCACTCCAAATAAAGAAATCTGGTTCGCCAACGGATAATGATACTAAGTTTTGAAATGCTTCACCAAAAGCTGTTTCATCGCCAATACTAAATGTTATTTGTCCAGCTGTTGTTACGTCTACGGCAGCAGTACCTGTAACAGTTTCTGTTCCAATAGAAAAAGTAGAACCTAAATCTGTTCCAGTTTGTGCAATAACAGCTGTCCCTGTTACAGATTCTAAATCATTTATACTAGAGGTCATAGCTATACCTGAAACAAAAGGCGACCCTACGTTTTGTACGCCACCTCCTCTAACAGAAGCTACTGCAAATTCAGCTACTGCTCCGTGTCCTAATGGCATTAGTCGTCTAAGCCACTAACATCAAAGCTAGTATCTGTTGTTATTGTTGGTTGACTTGCAATGTGCTCTGCATATTTTTTATTAAACATTTCATTTAAATGTGTTCCTATTTCTGGTGCTTTTGAATTCTTTTTAAAAGATAATAATTCAGATTTAGTATAAGCATTTGGTGCTTTTGATGGATTTTCTATCACTAATATTTTTTCAAAAGTTTTAACAAAATCATCTTTGCCACTAACCGCTAGAGTGTATTTGTATTTTATTTTCCATTCAGTTACATGACCATCACCATTTTTTTTAGGTATTGCACTTACCCATGTTTTTGTTGCATCATCAGCGTGTGCCATTACTTATCCTCCAATTTTTTTTCTAAGTCTTCTACTTTTTTAGATAATTCTTGTATTGATTTAACGAGAGGTATAACAAACATCTCATAAGATATACTTTGTATACTGTTATTATCCCCATCTGGTGCACTATTCCACCCATTAAAATCAGTAATATTGTGTTTATCTAAAACACTTTTTACTTCTTGTGCTATAAACCCATATAATTTATCTTTGTGACCTGCTTCTGTTTTTTCTGGGTCGTGACTTGTAAATTCTTTTGGCTGTTCAGAAGGAGCTTTCCATTTAAAAGTTACAGTTCTTAAATCATTTATAAAATCTAAACCACAATCTTCATTTGTTTTAATGTCTTTTTTTAATCTTTCATCAGAGGAACGAGTCCATGAAGCATTAGAATTAAAATTATTATAAACTCTGTTTGTATTTCCAGAACCAAAAGAAAAAATATTATCTCCAACTGCTGTTTGATTGTATCCTATAACCATTTGTTCGTTAGCGGTACCTGCAGAAACATCGCTGTTAGAACCAATAATAATATTTGTAGCTCCACCATCTAAACTTGGTGCGGTGTTTCCACCAATTATTGTATTAGCACCACCAGTAGTTATTGCACCTCCAGCATGATGACCCATAACTACATTACCATCAGCAGAAGTAATAGCGTCTCCTGCAAAATTACCAACAACAGTATTATCCTCTGCACCACTGTTAGCTAATTTCATAGCTTGAAATCCTATAGCTTATCTTGT